CTGGAGAAGGTTCTTCTATTTCCTCCATCTCCATAGATATATCATCTTCAATCATGGTTTGAAATTGCTCCGCAGAAGATTTCATGCCGGACAACTCTTCTTCGTAATCAAAAAATGTTTCAAATTTATCTTCTGGGTCAACCATTGTCTCTGGGCTAATCTTACTCATATCGCGCCTAGACATAGTTTTAACTTGCGCTCTATTTTTTAGAGGCTTGCCTTCAATAAATTTTGTTCTGCTTTTTAATTTATTTGGATTCATAATGCTTCATTATTATACTATATAATAATATAAAAAGGGCGCAGTATTTCTACTGCGCCCTTAGCTTGAGATTATCTCAGCTTAGCATTACGGGGTTACTGTAGTAGTACCCGTCGCAACACCACGGGGGTTGACAATGCCAACGCCGATGATCTCGTTAACAACCCAGCCAAGCTTAAGCTGCTTGGGCTCGTCAGCGGGAAGAACCTCAATGTCCTGACGGACAGGCATCACACCAACGAACTCGGGATCAGCGGTAGCAAAGCCACGGTTTACAGGAACAACCTTGGAGACGATAATATCGGCACCGAAGACGTGTCCGTAAAGACCGGTCTGTAGAAGCTCACGCTGAGTGACAGGATCGACCTGTGAGTTTGCACCACCGGCAGATTCCCAGGTGAGAATGTCGGTGAACTCATTGATGTTGAGGAAGTACTTAGAAGTAACTAGGTCCCAACGATCAATCTGTCTCTTAAGGTTAACAAGGCCGTCCTTCTCAAGGGCCGTGCCAACGCCACCGGGAGCAAGGTCAACCGCAGCATTCTCGCCACCAAGCGCGCTGTCACCAGCGAACGTGAGGGCAGAGAAGACGTTGGCATCTTCCTGAGCCTGGATCTCCTGACGAGCCTTCTGCTGGGCACGATCGATCACGTTGAAGCGACGACGCTTGACCTCAGCAATGCGGACGGTCGGGTTAGAAACAACCTCGAACTCAGGGATGGTCACCCTATCGCCAAAGACGCGGGACTCGGGAGCAGCACCGTTGCTGGAAACAACAACAGCAGCTACGTCGATATCACGGTCGTAGACGGGGAGAGCACCCTGGGGTAGAGGATCGACAACTAGAGCCTTGCGAGCAACACCCTGATAGTCGAGGTTTCTGCGGATTGGGTTAGCCATTGCCTGACCGAGAGCAATCTTGCCCTCCTGGGTCATAAGCGCCTGCTTGATCATCTCGTCGCGCTGGCCATCATTTAGAGAGGGAGCGGCAGCCTGAGCAGAGCTAGAGGGCTGTAGATCCTCAATGATGGAAGCGTACTTGACAATCTGAGATAAAGCCTCAGCAACATTGGAGGCATTGATTTCACCATGTGTATTAAATAGATTTGACATTTTATCCTCCTATTATGCCTGTGCGTTACCGGTGTAGAATACCGCTATAAACTCAGCTACAGACGGCTCGCCTACAGCAGATGCGGTGGTTGAGACTAATGACGTATCTGTCATAGCTCCGACTGAAATTGCAACCTGGTCACCACCGAGTGCCGCACCGCCAAGTAGGCCGTTAGCATCAGCGTGAACTGGAAGGTTTAGGGCAAGCCCGCTTAGAGGGGTTCCTGAATCGTCAGCAGCGGCACCACTAACGCCGTAAAGGCCGGCCATAGCCCAAACCGTGACCTTTCCTGAGGCACGATCAGTTGAGGGGCCGAGAACGACAGCGCCATTGACCTGAGTTGCCTGACCAGCATTCTGGCCGATTAGTGAACCAAAAAGAGTGCCATACTCTTCCGTGCCCTCGTCGGCAAGGCCGCCAAGTGAGCCGGCAGTTCTTGTGGCTACAGAGAAGGTTACAGTACCTGCTCCAGAATAGGGGCCGGGTTCGCCAACGTCAGCAGCGTAACCCTCGGTGCCGCCCGCAGCCTCAAGCTGAACATACTCGCCACCCTCAAGGGTGCCGGCGTCTGCATCAGCAAGGTCGAACATGCCGAGGGGTCTTAAACTTGGATTTAATAGTTTTAAAGCCATTTTAATTCTCCTGAATTATTTTAAAAAATTTTAATATATTTAACCATTAAATATATTGTCTAGGTTTTACTTGATTTAATCAACAAGTTCTTTAACTTAGCGTATCTAGATGTAAAGTTGCCGGTGGGTGCGCTCAAGGCCACATCCTCTAACTTCTCTTTTTGCTCCAAACCATTTTCAACCAATCCGCCGTTACCCATTGCATCAGATACTCTGATTGCTTTTGGATGCGCCGAAAGAGTTAAATCTCGGCCTGTTTCATCATGAAGTTTGTATAGCTCCTCGTAATCTCGATTTCTATTTTCCGATTCAGCATCATACAGTCTACCTAGACCTGTAAAATATTCTCGGAGAGTTTTGTCTTCGTTAGCTAGATCCTTTACGGCATCTTTAACGTAAGACTTTGATACTTCATCAGCTTTCTTAAGCAGATTAGTATCGTTATTTAACTGATTATTAGTAGAATTTAATGAAAATTCTTTTAATTGTGAAATTTTTTCGAATCTGTCTGAAGTATCAGAGGCCCTTCTTCTTTCTTTGCGTTTCATTCTTCTCTGCTCCCTGGATAGGTTTTTGTCAGAAAAACCACTTACACCTCTTCTACCAGACGTTCCTTTTCCAAGATCATATCTGCGGGATCGCCTTTTTCTGTAAAGACCTTTTTCCAGAATCTCTTCTGCAGCCTCATTGAGGGCATGCTGCTTTGATGGCATAGAGCCCTCAAGGGACATGTAGATCGGCAGGCCAGTCTTTCTGTTGTTTAAAGCTTCCATTAGAATGTCTAAATTTACGGACTGCAAAGCTGGATCATCGATATCCAAGCCTCCGGCCTTATCTGTCATAAAGACATAATTCATTCCCTCAAATGGCTCGGGTAGCTTGTACGCCCTTTCTTTGTTGTATTTATTTGCAAAATACTTAAGTTTCTTGTCTGTAATCGCGGGGTCACTTAGTATTTCTTGAATTTTATCATAATCATCATTAATAAAGGCTCTTTCGGCATCAACTTCGGCCGGATCTATTGTCACGACATCTCTGCCTGGATCGGGATCCCTAGTATACTCCCCTCCGCCTTCGTCATCTTCCCCATAGAAGTAGCTATAGGCGCCATAGCCTATAGCTACTGCGCCAAGAACATAAGCGGCTTTCTTTAGGGCTCCAAGGGCAGTTAGGCCTGCGCCATATTTGGCAAGTTCGGACGCTAGACTCTCCGTATTGCTTGCCGCCTTCTTTGCCTGAGCCTTATAGAGCTTGTCAAGCTGCTCGAATTTTTCTCTAGTTATCTTGTTTTCATTCATTAGTCTTTCAATAGAGGCCCTTCCCTTGGCAAATTCCTCTGCTTGAAGTCTTCTTATTTCAACCAATTGCTCCGTAAGCTCGTTTACCTTTGTATAATCTCCGCTTTCGGCTAACTCCAAAAGTCTCTTTTCAAGCTCTTTAAGCCTTTCAGTAAGTCTGGCTAACTCATCCAGATGTCCTGAGGCTGTTGCTGCATCTACTATATCGCCTGCGTCAATATTAGTGGTAACTTTGACCTCGGTTGCAACATCTACGTCATCGGCGACTTCAGAGGGCTTTATTGTGCCTCCCCCTGGAGTTTCATTAACTTGCTTCCAGGTTATCTTGATGCCATCTTCTGGCGGCGATTTTAATAGCCTAAGATATTGCTCCTGATATCTTGGATCCATTATATTTTCTGAAGCCAACTCCTGATTTAGATCTAAAAGCTTCTGGAGCGCAGGGTGGCCTTCTTCCAAATCTCCAGCGCCTTTACTTTGTAAAATTAATAATTCATGGAACTTATCAACATTTTCCGCCGAACCGAAAAGACCACTTATAGCATCTTCATCAAAAATCTCTTTTACAGCCGCGCCATGAGAATTCGCAACATCAGCAGCGTCGTCAAGAAACTTTGTAACATCAGCACCAGGGTTTATTTTGATATTCGTAACCCCCTCAAAGGTTTTAGCTCCTTTTCTGCCAATATGTTTGAGTATATCTTCGCCACTTTCAATAAATTTTACCAAAGTAGTAAAAGAAGCCTCTTTGGTCAAGCCTGCCTTATTGGAGTCTTTTTTACCTAAATAAGAAGAAAGAGTTTGAGCATAAGAGTCAAATAAATCAGATTTTGAGGTTTTATTTATTCGCATTTTACTTCCGGCTCCAATATTTCATCTATTGTTCTTTCTATTTTATAAGCCAGCTTGTAGTCGCCCTTTTCTATTGCAAGCTTTGCCATAGAGGTTAGCTCTTCCACAATTTCACCAAAGGTTTCGTCAGAAGCTTCATCGTCTAGCTCTTCGTCATCGGCAGACGACAAAGCTGAGTCTAGTCTTTCGGCAGCGCTGGCAGCCTCATTTGCAGAATCTGCAAGCCGCTTCATTGCATCAGCTTTTTGATCTGTTGTAGACTCGGCAATTTTTGCAGAAAGAATGTCAGCTCTTTTTATTGTTTCAATTACCCTAGTTTCTAGTTCAGAAAAAACTTCACTATTACTAAAGTTTGCTAAATCTTCTTTGCTCCAAAGGTTTTTCATTGTATAATCTCTCTTTTTAATTTAAATAATAATTAGTAGTTTAAATTATAGTAACATAAATTCAAGAGTACCGATGGCAGCAGAGGGTGGGCCGGTACAAAGTGCGACACCAGGATGGGTATCTGTTGGCTGTGCAGAAGTAAGCTTTCCATCTAGACCGACGAAAAGTGTGCAATTTATTGGATAAACTTGAGTGGTATCAAACTGATCAGTTGCGTAAATTCCACGCTGATAGTGGATCGTTACTCTTCCGCTGCCGACAGTTGTATCATCGCCCGGCTTGCCAGCAATCCTATAGATGTAATTTGTAACAACTCTAAAGCTATCGTTTTCACCATCTCCATCTGCATCATAATTTAGTTCTGTGCCAGCAGGAATCGTTATAATTCCATTTACAACATTTAGAATAACAGAGATAGTTGCGGTAAAACTATTTTCGATAATATTAGGAAACTCTAAGACTCCAGTTACATCAACGGTACTAACTCTTTTGCCATTTCCATCTATAGTCGAAGACTGTGCATCAACTATTACGATCTCATCAACCTGGGGCTTTGTAAAAGCATTTGTTCTTACGTCGTCAATTATTCCTAGCGGAGCAGTGCCATCACTAATACCGGCAACAATATCGTTGCCTATCAGCCCTAGTTGGGCAAACATCCCTGGCTCAAATTCTGCAGTTGGATCAACCGACAGACTCATAGGCAGTGCATTGCCAGTATGAATAACTTTAAGCATTTAAAAATCTCCAGTTATACAATGTATACACATTACATTATATATTATTAATAAAAAAGGGGAGGAATTAAATTCCTCCCCTTATTATACTGAAAATAAGCTGATATAGTTAATTAAGAATTCTTTATTCTAGAAAGAGTAACTCTAACCATATCTGCAGAAAGATCATCACCAGAAGCTTCTAGATCGCTGGCGATCTTATTAAGCTCATTAGATATCTGGCTTTTTCTGCTAGCTTCTTTTTTTAGATCTTCCATTATGCTGAGAGCAGTGGCCTCTACGACATCGGCAGCAAATGACTCACTCTTGCCCCTTAGGCTTGCAGCTATTTTGCTTAGACCGCTCATTATGCTCGCATGCTTATCATCAAGATCATTGTGATCATATGCGTTAAGCTCATCGACGGCTTCATCGAGTGAATCAGAGGCCATATCAGCACCCTCATCAGCCGAGTTTACCATCATATCAGCAATATGATCCTCTAGCTCGCTATCTTCACCACTGTCCTCTAGATCCGCTGCTTCATCGGTAAACTCTGATTCCATAGCAGACTTTTCAAGGCCCTTGCTTACGGAAGGCTCCTCTGCTGGCTTGCCCTGCCCAAGAATCTTTGCAAATTCTTGAGCAAGAAAATCTCCATTTGACTTTAAACTATGCATAATGTACTTCCTTTAATCCCAAAGATTTGACAGTGCATCTGCAGTTAGAACGCTTGAAGCAGCCCTGGAGCCAGAATCATCCTCTACGCCAATGTTTACTCCGCCGAGATCTGAGGCAATTTTAACAGACTTAACAGGCCTCGCGCTCGCGATACTCCTCTTGAAGGACTCAAAGGCCCTGTCATCAAAGTCCATGATCTCATCAACCTGCTTATCTAGAGCAGTCTTGGTGGTGGGAAGGAGGCCCTTTCTCTGCATATCAAGACCGACATCATAAGCCCTTCTGAGCTTGACTCTGTAAGACTCTCTTGCTTCGTCTTCTTCAGCCTTCTTCATCTTAGAGGCAAGAGCCTTCTTTAATTCATTGTTCTTATCAGCTGCCTCAGCAGCAATCGGTCCGTCAGCAGCATGATCTTCGTCAGCAGCATGATCTTCGTCAGCAGCATGATCTTCGTCAGCAGCATGATCTTCGTCAGCAGCATGATCCATTGACTCCTTTAATATAGACTCTCTGGCGTGCTTTCTGCTGGCCAAAACTCTGTCCTCGGACTGCTTTAGAAGAGCTTCACGCCTATTTTTGCGAAGCTCCATGGCAGCGGCGATCAGCCCGCCCACACCATCATCAGCATGGTCCTCTTCATCTTTCGCCATATCTGCGTCGTCAGTCATGCAATCAGCATCATTTTCCACATCTTCTGCGTAAGATGCGGCATCATCCATGTGATCCATACCCATGTGCTCTTTCATCGCCATAGCCACAGAAACAAGCCCCTTGACTTCACCGGAAATCTGATCTGCATCTCTAACAGCCTCCCCAGCAAGCTTTCTAAACTCCTTGGCCTGAGCGGATGAAAGCTTAGAAATATTATCATAAGTTTCACCGACCATGGCAAGCTCATCAGCTGAGCTGTCTAGCTTTGCAAAAGCAACCTTAAGGTTATTAAGAACCTGGTTTGATAGCGCAGTCATCTCTGATTCAACCTGCTCCTCGCCCTTGTCTTTGCCAGTGAACACGTTTACATCAACATCAGCCATTCTCTGATCCTGAAGCTCATCGACAAGATCTCTTACCTCGTCAATCATTCTCTCCATGTCAGAGAGCCTGCCATCAATAGCTGCAGCGGGATCCTCCTCCTCGGCCTCTTCGTCGCCAAGCGGCGCGTCATCCATCGGAGGAGCCTCGGGCATATCCATAGGGGGTGCCTCAGGCATATCCATCGGAGGTGCTTCAGCAGGAGCGTCGGCCTCAGGGGCTTCTAGCTCAAGATCCTGAGCGGACTTAAGAAGGCTGGAAACAGTAGCAAGTCCAGCCTCTCTGATCTGGCTGCAGACCTCCTTGCCATACTCGCGGCTTCTTAGCCAATCCCAGTTATCATTTAGCTCAGGGCCAAAAATTTCGGAAGCCTTAGCCTGAATTACCTTTTTGTCTCCGGCGAACACCTGGAAAACAGAATTTGCTCTATCGACAGAGCCTGCACCACTTCTCTTAACGAGGAAACGAGTGCTTAGGGCTGGACCATTATAAGCTGCTCTGCTAACCTTTTCTTTTGTCTCGGAGTCACCGGGGAACATCCCAGAGTCACCACCCATATTACCGGTCTGATGCATCTGCTTATCGTGGTCCCAAGAGTACTGCTCACTCTTGTAGGTATTGGGCTCGCGACCCTCGGCCCCACCCTGCATGTAAGCCATTCTCTTGAGCCTTCTTTCCTTTAGCTCAGCACGGCTAAGCTTTTCCTTTACCTCGGAATCACCCGGTACCATGCCAGAATCACCACCTAGATTTGCATCCTGATGCATCTGCTTATCGTGATCCCAGGAATACTGCTCACTCTTATAGGTGTTGGGCTCGGCACCCTCAGATCCGCCCTGCATGTAAGCGATGCGACGGCGAAGCTCAGCTCTCTTCTTTAATCTTGACTCGTTCATAATGTCCTCCAAAATTGAACTAATTGTTAAATTATCAAAATCAACGTCATTTATAGAACCATTTCTAACAGTAACGTCTTTTTCATTTGCTGTTACCGACACGGACGCTCCGCCGGACGGATTTGGATTACCGGGCAATAAGTCCCGATTTGAAAAATTAGGGTTTTCTTCAACTGCAGCACCAGGAACCCCATTTATATCAGTGTTAGTTTCAGCCACAAATGGGCCTGAAACATTTTTATCAGAATTTTCGCCAGAAGTAAAAGTTTCACCAGACGGAACACTAACTTCACTTAAATCAAAATTGCGGATGCCATCAGCAAGCTTTCTCCTTATATCGTCAGGAATACCATCATTAGGAATCCTATCTGCAGTCTCGGCCAAATTTCTTAAAGCTTCGCTGGCTGTTTCTGCCGACTTCATCAGACCGTTGTTACTTAGAAAGCTTGTAACAATTCTTCTGCGGTCAGTAATTGAACATCCATCATCACCACAAGCAGTTTTCATTATTCCATCGAGATGTTGCGCTTGCTTTTCGGAAAGCCTTCCAAGCATCTCGGGAACATTTTCAACACCGTAATTTATAAATTCTTGCTTATATTCATTCAAAGAAGCTATACACTTAAGAAGAACAGCCCCAGGCTCAGCAGGCTGAACCACGAGGCTGTATTCGATTGGCTTTAGACCAACATTAATCTCTCCATGAGCAGTGCGGGTAAGAATATGTTGGCAATACTCATTTTGATTTGTTGCTCTGTTATAGCACTCGGTGCATATTGATGTCTCTACAGCGGTACCCATAGAGCCGTAGCGAACAAGTCCTGATTGCACTTTGGCGGCAAGGGAGGGGTAGTTCACCTTATCTAATGCACAAAGGCCTACAACCTGCTTGTACTTTTCGTCGTAATATGTATCTAGTATTATTCCGCGAATGCCATCAACAGAGCTTGATTCGTGATCTCTGCAGAGCGGCTTGCCAATCCACAGGGGAGTAGCTATTTTTAGCTGCGCTTCTGGAAAAATATCTTTGTTGTTATTTCTGTGCGGCTTTACGTTGCCGTGCCAGTTCCAGTTTTCGTCAAAAAATCCCCAAGCATCTTCGCTGCCAACCTTCTTTATTTTACCGTTTTCATCTAAAAGAGCAGACTCAGCGGCCTTCAGAAAGATGATTGAGAAATAAAGAAAGTCGTCGGACTTCGGGGCAATGCTCTTTAGGTTGTTGGCAAGTTTTGTAAACCTTTCAACAATCTCAGGATTAGCCTTGATTTCTTCATTAGAATGAGTTTTTACATTGCTATCCGGAGAAAAGCATACTTTTTTAAACATAGTGCAGGTACCTTATGATTATATAATCATTTATTATATAAAAATTAGTTTTTTAATAATTTTGTGTTAAAAATTATTTATTTTCATATTGTTTTAATATTTTTAGCCGAATATCACTTTCTTCTTCTGCATCAGAATCATCTAAATATATAGTATTTTCTTCGGAATTTTCCAATTCTTCAGAATCTTCTTTTGACTTTTTAACCATGATATTCTTTGTTTTATCGCTAAACTTTATAAACATTTTTACTCCGAAAGAATAATTATTCCTAAAATATCTTTTGTTATATAAGCTTTTGTCCGATCGATTGTTATTATTAGATCATCGGCAGCTCCGGAAACCTTTCCGGTAGACTCTCCAAGCTTTGATGTAAATTCGCCTGAATCTATGACATTAATTAAATCAAACACCTCCAGTGATGAGGCTGAAAAAACTTTCGATAGATCAGCAAGAGATCCTATAACCTCTTCTGTTGTAGAAATATCTTGAATTGAATTAAGAAGACTTATTGATTCTTTTATGTTTAGCAAAACTTTTTTGCAAACTTTAGAGTTTCTTTTTGATGATTCGCTGTATTCTCCTGCACTGTTTTTTATAACGGCAGGCTTCTCGACAAGCCTCTCATAAACAGAAAGATTTTGCTCTAAATTGTCTTTTAGTTTTGCAGCATATTTTTTGGCTCGGTCCAAGTAATTCATGCACTTTTTGGCCACCGCCTTTGTCTCGTTATCAACGGGCACACCTGCAGTTTTTTCGATTTGGCCAAGAACAATGTCAAAGTTTGTGTGCCTATACCTATCTGAAGCCGCCTGAACAATATTTTCATAGCCATAATTGGAAGGAATTTTTATGCACTCAGCATCAGAAAGGTTAATTGTGGCGCCCCCAGTGTAACCTGAGTTTAACCCAACTTCTATAGCTTCTTTTATTAGGTCTGAATCATAATTACCACTGTAAACAAAGGCTATTTTATAATCTTCTTTAATATATCTTTTTATTTTATTTAAAAGACCAGAATTATTTTTGCTTGTAATATAAATTAAGTCACTTAAGTTAGGTAGGTAATTTTTTCTTATATTTTTATAAAAATTATTTTCATAAAGCTTATTTAAAGAAACTTTTATTAAATCACCTGAAGTTAAAAATGACTCAGAAAATAATGATAAAGAAAAAAGCGAGCCTTCACCTTCTATGCTAGACTTTCTATAAAAAGGAATCACATCATCTGTTATAAAATCATTTAAATTAAATATTGCAATTTTTTCATCCTGCTCAATAGATGCTTTCTTTATTATGTTTGTCTTTAGCCTGGAATCATTAGGATTTTTATTTAAAATAGAAAAATTGCCATAGCTTTGAAGCGAAGAGTCTATAAGGCTAGACGTTTTAACTATACAAGAATAAAGACCCAGGTCATTAAGAATAGCGGATTGCTTTTCTATAGATGACTCATCGTAATCTATGAAAATTCTATCACCGATAGACATCCCGAGGGCTTCGGCGGCACCGCCACAGACTTCCAAAACATTTTTTGAATTCGCACATGTAAACAAGTCTAGAGATCCAGGCTGAATATTTGAGTATATTTTTTTGATTATATTATTTTCATCCATGAAAGCTATATCTATGGGGAATTTTACTGAGCCCATATGAAAGGTTAGGCTTTCAGGCTTGTCATATCTAAACAGAAGGCCGCAATTATCTGCCAGTTTAGAATATGACTGCAGACCCATGGCCTTGTCGCTATTTGTCTCTGCTATGTTACAGATAAATGAAGAAAAAGAATCATTATCTTTACTGTAATGTTTTACCAGAGCTTTATTATTCAAGGAATTTTTCTTGACTAAAATCTTCTCTAAAAGTCCGGAGTGTTTGGATATAACTTTAAAACCTGCTTTGATTGCCATTTTTTCAATATCTAAATTCTTTGAAGCAATTAGCATGGCAAATGATTTTGGCTTTAAGTTTGCATATACATTTCTTATGCAAATTTCAGATTCTTCCAGTGAATCAAATGGCATAGAATTAAAAAAGCCATCACATTTTGTTCTATGATTGTAAAACATTAAATCAGAATCTACAGATGCAAAACTATTTAGATTTATATCTTGTCTTTTTTCTTTTGCCAAAGAAATGATGTTTATTCCAATGCTGCGAATTGGAGAAAGCATTTTGTCTGACTGTTTGCCCCAAGTTAGTATTGTTGCATTCTTTTTAAGTTTTGTTATAAAGGCATTAGACATTAGACTTAGCTGTTCAAACTCAGCCTCCTCTAAATCTCTTATATCCTCATGGAGGGGAAAGAATACTCCCCCAGAATATTCGTGACCATTATCATAAGTATCTTCTCCGCCAGCGCTCAAAGAATCGTTGAAGGTTCCATAATTTTTTTCTTTAGAACCATCATTTACTATTGGAGCTATATCTTTGTCTGGATCGCCTTTTGGACTTAGAGATGCCATCTCATGTTCCGCAGATCCTATGTATGGCCAAGATAATTTGTTCATAATACCCTCAGATATAGTACTTAATTAAAAAATAGTAAAAATTATAATCTTATTGCTAGCTCACTAAGAACTGTGTTTATAAAATAAGGATCTTTTCCATTTAAAATATTTTTAATCAAACCCAAACTAACGCCGATTGCAGCCCCGCCTGGAGCCCGCTTGTTTGATATTTCCATAACATTAAATTCCGATATTTTATTCTTAACATTTGTAAAAGATCTTTGCCTAACATTTGGAGACATATTATTGATCATGATAGCTATTATGCTCGCAATCTGCTCTGCAACATAAACTGGATTTGTCTCTAATATTTGAGCTTCTTTTTTTATTAAATCAGACATAGCTATGCTCCAAGATCCCTTTCTACAAACTCAAAGGCTAATTGGTAAGCTTCTCTTTTCGCTGTAGTATCATCATACTCTGAAGAAAGCTCTAAAAACTTTTGATTATAAGCCTTAACTGCAGACACAATAAGATTATTTTTATTTAAAACATCTGAATTAGAAATTTTAAGAACTAGATCTTTTAATAAGGCTTCATAGTCTTCACGATTCTGCCGAGCAACCTTTGTTAATAAAAAATCAGCAAACGAAGCCAAAGCATGTTCGCCCGATTCATCTAGGTCATCGCCAAGCTGAACAAATAGGTCCAGCAAGTTATTATAATCTACCGGAACTTTTCCCGTACTCTTTGGCGCTAAAATTTCCCTTTCTGTTTCTGACTCTGGCATCGGTATTGCTTGCTCCCCCGGCAGGGAAAGGCCCCTTCCAATATTGGAAAAATTAGCAGAATAACCCTCATCTGGAGGTGCGGCAGACGGCAGAGGCCCGGACAAAGGAGTTTTTGGCTTATAGTTCTTATTCTTGTATGAAATTTTTTTCATTTCTTAACTTTCCCATAATCCTTTGACATAACTCTATCTGCAAGCGATTTGCCCTTCACCTTTTTAGGTTTAAAGCTTTTTCCTGTTTTCGGATCCTTTAACTTCCCCATGCCTCTTACCAGATCTGTCGGAGTAAAGTTTACTTTGTCTCCACTTGGCGATACAGTTTGATAAAATGGAGAAGTCGCTGTTTCGGACTTTTTGATAATATTCTGTTTTTCATTTGCCTTAACAATGAGGTCTACTCTAGTATCTTCATTTTTAAGCTCAATAATAACTTCGCCATCCTCAACTGCTCTATATACATTATTTTTAAAATCAGACTTTAAGATTATTGAGCATATAACTTTATAACTATTTTCTCTAATAAAACTTGAGTCCATATAATTGTCTTTAAATTCATTTATTACAAAATCGCTACTAAATGTTAATTTTTCACTTATAACTAAATCCTTTAAAATTCTTTTTTTATTTTCGTTCATAAATTGTAATTCAGATTCTGTTATTTCAGAGTTATCTCTTTTTATTATTCCAAACAAAATTTTATGAACACCAGAATCAGAATCACCAATTCTGTTATTTGCAGAATCAATTGATGAATCAGGATACTCTCCTGAGCCAGCAAATCTTTCTACATAATAATTTTGAATGTCATAACCAGCTATGTCTGCTTCAGTCGAGCCTGATTCTGTCGCTTCATCATAACCAGCTTCAGACGAACCCATGGGCTCTCCAATTGATCTTCTTCTATTTCTTTCTCTATTAAATGGCTGCCTCTGGGCAAATCCGGTGAGTATACTCTCAAATACAAATATCTCTCTGCACACATCTATGACAGCACCCTCTAGATTATCTGGAAACTCTCCATTTTCTAGCTCCCTAGACAGCATATGCAAGGATGATATGTTTTTTTCAACAGATTCTCTTAGAGATGTAGATATTCCTGACATTTCTTTTAAAATATTTGTCACAATATTTATTGGAGCACTCTTGCTGATCCAGCCTTCCGTATCTTCAGATAAACTTTTTTGAAGATATAAATCTCTTATAACGTTTAATCTTGGATCATCAGAAATCTTGCTTTCAAGATATTCGGTGTTACCGTATTTTGAGCTAAAAAGATTTTTTGAAATATTATAGAATTTCTTTATAGTCTTATTAAAAGTTGAATAATAATTATTTGAAAGGCTGGAAAGAACTCGCTCTGCAGTGGTATTCATTTTTTCTGCACCACTATATACATTTGTTACTGATTTTAAATCAGATATACCCGGATCCAAAGAGGGCAGGTTTCCGCCAGCCAAAGCATTTACGAATCCCTTTAGCTTTTGGTACCAATTTTTACCTCTCGCTCTCTCTATTTTTGCAATGCCACCAGATAGCAGCATTATCCCTTCTGAAAAATCTTTGCTTATGCGCTTATATTCATCGCTCATTTTTGGTGCTCCTTACTGCTATTCCATACCCGGTGGCGGCCCGCCCATTGGAGGTCCACCGCCTGCGTCTGGAGGCCCACCCACTCCGGGTAGCCCACCGCCCTCTGGTGCAGCGCCAGCTGCAGCTTCTTCTCCTGGCGGTTCTATTATGGACTTAGCTGGATCTAGGCCCACCAACTCCGATAGCTTCATATTGCCAAGAACCTGCTGTTCTTTAGCAAATATTTGCTCATCTATCATTTCCTCTCTAATTCTTCGCCTTTCTTCTTCATAGCTTAAGCCCAAGCTTCTATGAAGAGTTTGAAGTGAAACCTGTTTGTTACCAACAAATTGGCCAACAGACTGTATGAAGTCTGCCATATCATATAGATTCATATGGTTGAAGTCAATTGTGGGAACTAAAAGTCTCTTTTCGCCATCTTTGTATTCAAAGAAATCCTGAATCTCGCATATTGGCGCAAAGATTTTTCTTTCAAGCCACTTTTTCATCATATTTCTAAAGATATCATATCTCTGACGAAGAACTTCTAGCCCAACAGATGAGCTTGCATAAGTTGCAGCCTCTTGATCCATAAGTGCCTTTGGCGTCATTAGTCCGGCATAAAGATTCGTCATAATTAGTTCTATATCAGTTCCGACATCTAGTGTGGCTCCAGAAAAGCCCGCCCTCTCAATCGTTACGCCATTATGGGTTACTATTTTAAAATCCTTATCATACTGGGCTTCTTCTAAAACATTCTTAAATGCTTCAATATCAGATTGCGTAGGCCTGTAGTCACCTTCTCCGCCAAGCTTAACTAGGGTTAGGGGGTTTACCATTCCATCTGCTTGAGCAAACTTCGACTCTCTCAGCTTATCATATAGCATCAAATCTTTATAAACAGATACTATTATAGATGTTCCTCTGATATCATATGGGGAGCTTAAAAGCTTGAGGTGAGAAACGTTGAAAGCATCAAGCGGAATATTTTGACCCTTCTTTACATATGAAAGAATATGCTTTGGAATGTGCTTCTTCATGTTTATATCTGACGGAGAAGTTGAGTTCACTATCCTTATTAAATTCGCATCTGGCCTGAGGGAAACTAGCGTATGATTTCCTATTACGGATTTTTTAACATGTACATAATCTGGATTGAGTATTGTGATTCTATTCCATACGCCCATGCTTTCGTCCAACTCCGCATAAGGAAATGACTCTCCCATTTTCCAAAACTCTAATGCTGCTCCATAAACAACAGAATATAGATCTATTCTTTCTGCCATCTCCATAAAAAATTGCTGAACTTTCTTGTTTTTGCAGGTGATATTGATTTTGCTTATAGGAAATGAGGCGTGAAGATTTATTGCGTTTCTAACAATTGGATGTGTGTCATAGAATACTCTGTTCCAAGCATTCATTGTCACCCGATCTCGGGGAAGGTTTAAGTTTGCCAGCTGAAATAGGGGTGAATAAATCTCAGGAGCCATCCTGTCGGTAGTAGACGTGGTTGTTGGCCCCACCATTGGAGAAACTATTGAGGCGCTTTTAATCATGTTGAGGCTATTCTTTCTAAAGGTATGGCTGTGCGCAACTGCGGCATGTAATGAAGAGTTTTCTTCGGCGTCCATTCTTTTGTTTTCAGAATTTGAAATCTCTGCACGCCTATACTCAGATAAGGACTCTGCTGTTTTTTTCGATATGTCGGTCGGCGGCCTACTAGTTCTTCTTGACATCCTTAAATTCTCCTCTTAACATTTGCTATAGTTGCTCTCGGCATATCTACTTTTCTTTCAAGACCCGGCTTTATGCTAAAGCCTTTAGTTAAATCAAATTTATAAGCCATATAAGCGTACATTAAAGCCATAAATCCATCATTTGGTACGGGGCCCTTAACAAATGTTTTGACAGGCTGGCCTCCAACAATTTTGATTTTTGACTCCATTGAAGTACAGTGGTCTATTAACCACTCAAGATATTCATAGCTTTTCCATGGAAACCTTATTTTACCTTTTCTAAACAAATCTATTAGTTCGTCAATTAATAAATCTTTATTATAAGAAATTATTAGCTCATCCTCTCTATATTTCATGGGATTTGCAAGGCTTCCACTTCCCTGTGCTCCAATAAACCTATCTCTATATAGCGTTTGAATATCGTGAACCACGTCCTGTCCGAAGAACCAGTCAGAAACTCCTCTGGTAATAGAAAATCTTCTATACATCTCTTTTATAGTGCTTTTTTTATAATCATATGTATTTTGCCTAAGCTTATGAGCGTGCTCGACCAGCAGAGTGCCATCGGGCTGGGCAGAAAGGATAACGACACAAGAGAACGACTGCCCACCGCTAGAATCAGGGTCGTCATCTTTGCCTCCCCAGTCAACTCCAAGATATGTAGTTTTTTCGTTCGACTTTATGTTCTTAGAAAAATATCGATCAGGATCCCTGCATAAGTTATAAATTTCCGCCTTAGTAAGAGGTGATCCTGCACCTGAATAAAATTCTCCAACAACCTCGTTCTTCCAGATCCTTTCCGTTTGAGCCGGGTTATTTTCCGGCATCAGCTTTTCAATATTCTCTTTTGTAAAATAAGGAATATAAAGCTGATTTATATGAAATCCTACAAAATCGCAATTCTCCGGATCTCTAGTACCAACCCACTTGCCCATTCCAATGGCCTCTACCTTTTTCTGCTTAGTTCCGCACAAAGGACATTGGACTATATTTTCATATAACCAAATAGATTTCCACCTGTCATCATCAGGCAGGTAAAAGGGGTAGGTTTTTCTGCAGTTAATGCATCCTAAGTGATAGTATCTTTGGTCAGACATATCCCAGATTGTTGCAAAGTGACTATTTTTACCCTTAGGTGTTCCAAAGTAAACTTGAACCCCCTGACCCACTGGGCCATATTTTGCTGCGGTAAGTATTTTAGTTGCGTTACCTATTGCGTGACCAAGCATATCCTGAACCTCGTCAAACATGGCTACATCAACAGTCATACCACGAATTCTATCGCCGTCAGTGCCAAGGCTGTCTACCCACAAGGTGCCTGTCTCAAACTGCTTCATCGTAAGATTATCAACGGCATTAGCGCTTGAAAGTTTATTTTGCTCTATAAAATTATCCTTTGCAGTTCTTATAAGAGTTTCAAGCTTATCTTGAGAGAATTTTTTGACCTGCCCCAAGGCTGGGAAGAGATGAATAACTCGAATATTAGGCTCTGTAAAAAGTCCGCTATTCGTAAAAAAGAGATCAAGCGCTCCAGCCATAACTGTTGCGCCAACCTGACGGCCCTTCTTTATAACGACCGGCTTTCCATCTTTTCTAGTTGCATTTAGTGCAATATATCTATATACATCAGACATAAACTTCCAGCCCGAATCTACAATATTAAATTCTGAACCATCGAGAGTTAGATTGTTTTTGCAGAAATGGGCTGGGTCAAAATCAAGAAAACTGTTATTAAATTGATTTATTAATTCTTTTTCTTTTTTAGCTTTAGACATATTAACCAGAAGGTTGGGCATGATTGAAGTAGTCTGCAACATCAGACTCTAGCTTTTCATCCCCGTTTTCTGGTATATATTTTACTTCTTTTTTTAAATCTTTATTTGCATTAAGAGTGTTTTCTAGTAAGGCTTTGAATTTTTTATTATCTAGTCTAGACTCTATTTCTTGAAAATTTAATTCTGGGTGGTTTCTACAGTGAGTAATAATAACTGGGACGCTAGCTTCTGGCCTATCAGCAGAGAACTCTTTCATATAGTTTATAACAGACTTCACTTTTGATATGAAATCTGAGTTGCAAGACTTACAATTATATTTATTGCAAGAGCATCCGGAGCACTGGCATGCACCATCACACGCATTGCATTCAGATGCTTTCTTTGAAATGCTTGCATCTTCTGTTTCTTTTATAAGCTCAAAACCAGCGCGATTCCTTATGTCAGCCATTTTTTCTTCAATTGTATCGAAGTCATTTCTCTTTTTAAATATGCTCTGAAGATTTTCGAGATAATTACCTTTTTTTTCTAAAGTTTTTTCAAAATCAGAAATCCAATCAGCTGTAGTTTTATAGCTTTCACTTAAGCCCTGTCTATTAACTTTCATTTTAAGCTCCTATGACAAATAGTTTTTCATGAAATCTATGCTAAGCTTTTCATCTTTATCTTCGCCAACTGTTCCGCGATCCTTAAAGAATGGGAAGCCACTATCCATGCATATCTGGATTATCTCAAGCTCCTCTCTATCTGTTATATCGTACTTTTCTTTTAGAGCTTGATAAACTTCGTCCATTGGTTTGCCGGCCGACACATGTGCGTTAATCATCATTCCGGTTATTGCTCGCTGGAACGGAGTAATTGTTATAACCATACCTCGACTATGAGGCGTTGTAGCTTCTTTTACGATGTCTACGCTCTCTCCTTCGGCGTTTAGCCACATAGGAGCATCAGTTGATGCCTTCTTGGAGTGCTCTTCCTTTATTTTCTTCTTGAGGTTATTAAGATGATCCTTGAGAGTTATAACATCTCTCATTATATGACCTCTAATTTCCTCAAGTTTTTCTAAATCTAGGACGCTTTCCACATCATCCTTAATTGCTCTAGATATTTGAGAGTTTAATCTATCTAAAAATACAATAGCTTTTTCGCAGCCAGTTGTGGTGCGCCCATCATGCATAGGTATTTTTGCAGGATACTCGCCCGAGATATAATCCATAAACTTTGTTAGGTCGCCATCGTTTGCATAGTCTGTCTCTTTTTCTTCAGCTTCTCCGTCAAGCTCATTTGCAGACAAATTTGAGCCGGGGATTAAATCAGAAAGCTTTGTATCTCCATGCTCTTCTAATAGATCTTCAACATCTTTGTCCAACTCCTCAAGCTCCTCAGCAAGCTCGCCTAAGCTTTCATCTCCCTCGGCAAGACCCTCAAGAGCCTCCTGGAGGGTCATGTCTTTATATTCTTCTTCGGCAAAGTCATTCTCAGAAAAATCTCCAGTCGGGAAAACATCTCCTACGACACCTTCTTCACCTGATCCGAACTCTTCCATGGCTTTTTCGAGAACGCTTAGCTCATCATCCTTATCTTCAGCGTAGCTTATAGAATCCATAGCAAAATCTTCCACATAAGCAGAATCTTCATAGTAGGCTTCTTTTTTCATTTTCTCTCCCATTTTTGTATTTTTTATTCTTAAATATTTTTTAGACATAACCCTAACCTATTAAGCTATATATACCATAATATATATTAGTATTATTATCATCTGAATAATAATCATTATATTCTTTTGGATAACTGTATTGCGCCTTTGGCATTTGCCCGATCATAATATGGGGATAATTAGGGCTTCCGTTTAGTCCATCGATGCCAACGGGGGTTTCTTTTCCATCTTCATCGTACTTGCAATCAACGGATTTGCCATTATCCATTATCTTATCTGCATATGGGCATTTTTTCGGCTCTTCAATCAAAAAAAGCAAGTCCAAGTTATATTCCATTGCGTCTCTCAAATCATCATCATCATCAAGATTGCTCAAAGGAATCATAAAGCTGGCAACAGGAGTGTTTTCACGCTCCAGGCAGCCTCCTGCACTCTTGCATCCGAAAGGTATTTTGAGTCCAAATGGACATTTGTGAAGTTTGCCTCTAATCATAGTCTTCTTTTAAAATATAATATATTAGTAAAGTTTTGTACTATAGCCCATCTAAATATCTTTTTACCATTTTTCTGCTTATTATTTCTCTCTTAAACTCTCCAGATAATGGTACTAGATCTAAAATCTCCATTGTTATTAGGTTTTTTAGCGTTCTTTCGGGATCGATCTTTATTGTTTCCCCAATTACGTTTTCAATATATGCAGGCTTTATCTCTGGATGTTCTGCAAAATACTTTTTATTATTTACAACAAAATCTATGATCTCCTGATCTATATCAAAACCAAGCCTAGATGAAAAGTTTATAGCCCTCCAAAGTCTATTTGGATCGTCTGTTAAAGATATCTCTGGCGGAACAGGTGTTTTTATTATTTTTTCGTCATTATCTTTCTTACCAGAGCCAATGGGGTCTGTTATCTCAAGAGTTTCAAGATTCATATGTAGAGTATTTATAGTAAAGTCCCTGCTATAAACTTCTTTCAAATTTTTATCTACATTTCCAATATAATCTACTGCAGATTCTGAAATAAAATTGCTAGAGAAATCAACAATATGATCATCTAAATACAGGGTAATGTGTCCATCATCAAAAACTTTAAAGAATTTCTGAAAATGATCGGCAACTAAAACAGCCAGCCTTGTTATATCGGATGAGTTAGTTGTAATATCTATGTCTGAATCTAGATCTTTTTTGTTACTTAGATATAAACCTCTAGGTATACCGCCAACGGCGAAGGGCTGAGATATTTTGTTATTCTCTGCTATTTCAAGAATTGTTTTAAATATCTCTCGCATGCTGCTTACTCAACCGGCAGAGCTTCTTCTGGCTCAGGTGCTGTCTCGGGTGCTGGAGGCTCTTCCGCCTGCTCTGAGGCCCCCTGTGCTGCCCCGGGTAAAGGCCCGCCAGCTTCTAGCAGAGTCTTTGCATTAGACAGCTGACCCATCATTTTTGTGACGCGAGTTAGGGCGTAGGAAAATGCATCAATTAGCTTGCTCTGAGATTCTGCAAGCTCTGGAAACATAGAGGCGATCCCAATTTTGTCTAGCATAATATCAAACTCAGCAAGTTGCCTGATGATCCGCCTATCTGCAAGCATCCCTGCTACCTCATCTAGCTTTCTGGCTGCATCTTCCAAATTTATATTTCCAGCCAGAGCATCGTACTCCCCGGGCTGAGGTCCGGGAATAGGCTCAATATCCCTAAGCTTTGCAGGCTCGACATCATCTGGCTCAGGAACTTCAACTCCAGATTTCTGCTCTTGCTGACTTGGACCGCTTGGCGCAGGCTCCTCCTGCGGAGCGGGAGCGCCAGGTATTGCTTCGGCTTGCCCCTCTGGGCTAGGAGGCGGCACCTCTGCTTGCTCTTCGGCTATTTCTTGTGCAATTTTTAGCAGAGTATCTGCGTGAACATCGTGTCCTGCTTTTTTAAATATTCCGGCAGTCCTATGGGTAACATCACTCATAGTGCTTGCCATTTTAACCCGCTTTATCAAAGAGCTTAATTCAAAAAGATGTTTTGCCATCTCAGAATATTCATCATAAGGAATATCTCCATCCCTAAGAAGGGTATCGATTCTTTTGCAAGCTCTATTTATTGATTTTTTCCAGTTTACTATTTTTTCTCTCTCTAAACTACCTTCATCTACTTTGGGCTCTGGCAAGCTACTAGAAGTAAAACTGTCACCAGGCATGTTGTTGCCACGATTTCTGCCAGAAGAGTTATATCCAGTTGTATCTTGGGTATAAAAGCCATTTCCAACTAGACCTGATTGAAATAAAGATTCTTTTTTCATTTTATCTTCCTTATTATTAGCATACTTAAGATGTTGGCCGCTACTGAAGTAATCAAACCATCTTAAAAACTTTTGCTTTTCTTCGTTATCTAAAATATTACTATAAAATTGCAGGGCAGCTTCTTTTGTTCGCTTTCCGCTTTTGCAATCTTTATATATTTTGTGAACTAATTCAAGCCAATTGTTTAAATCGACCTCCTCTGTTAGGCTATCTACAGATAAGCCTGGATTTGGATATGCAATTTTTTTAATTGGAGAAGATGCAATCTTTATTTTTAGTAGCCCATAAAGAACATCCCCAGCATCACTTGAGTTTTTAATAATATTCGAGGCAGCTTCATTGGAGAGGGCAACCTCCATTTTGCGAGCCTCTCGCCTCAGATAGGTGTATCTAGCCAACTCTTCATCGCTAGACACCCCAATATCAGTTAGGTGGGCAGCTCTTTTTGCGATAGGCAGCAGAAGATCTATATTATCTTCGTTCATGTTTGCTATCTTTTTTCTAAAGTAATTATTTATTTTTACCATCTTTAATGCTCTCTTGAAGCTCTTCTATTGCCTTAATCCAATCTGCCTTATTTTTACCAACCATATCATCTAACTTCCGCTTTATATAACCGAGATATTTATCCAAATCTCCATCGGGAATCTTTTTATCCTCATAATCTTTCGTTGCATCTTTTATCCAGGAACGAAATGAAATTATCGAATTTAAGTCTTCCTTTAGATTTAATGTAACTTTTTTATTTTTCATTTTATATTCCTAAATATGCTAAACATCTATTACGTCTGCTTCTATAAAGCCCGCAGTCTCTGTATCCGCAGAATTCATGCGCCTATTTAGAGCATCCATAAAAACCGGTATAAGATCTGGATCCATCTGATGTAGAATTTCCATAACAGACTCCCTTAGAATTCTTGCTTGCTCATTAATAACATTAATATTAATATTATGCTCAATTTTATGGTCAGCAACGCCTTCAATATATTTTTTCCAATCTTGCATTAAAGATTTCATTGTGTTTATATATTCTAAAAATATTTTATCTTCTTTTATTGTCCCGCCAGTTTGAAGAACATTATAGTAGTATTCTATTCTTGAATTAACCAAAGAATCCATTTCCAGAAGCCTTCTCGTTACATCCAGCTCTCCAGAGGCAATTTCTTCTATCTTCTGCCGGTAAGCAGAAGAGTTTTTAACTATCATTCTAGCCTCAGCTTCGGACGCTTCCTTTGAAACTTCGACTCTCCTATTTTTTATATCATCAAGAACTTCACCCTTAAGGTTTAGGTGCTCAGTTCTAAACTTTTGCAAAGTCATATAGGATATATGCATTCTTTTTTTTCTAGGATACTTATCCTTAAGCCAGGATTCAACGCCCTTTACAGACTCGCCTTCTAGAAGTTTTTTTATAAGCTCTTCTTTATCTGGGTGATTTAAAACTTTCTTACTCACTTTATCTCCATAAAAAAATATCCCGGCTATATATTACTATGCCGAGATATTATTATAATTTTAATAATCAGAATATTATTTGAGCTTAGATATGATTTCGTCAACCATATTGGCTTCTTTTACGAGCCCTATATTATCAAGATGATTTGCAAAATGTATAAGGCTTGTTTGCATGGAAACATCGCCTGGATTAAAAACCTGATCTCCGACCTTAAAGCCTTCATTATAATCGAACTTTTCTCCAGTCAGAGGATTTTCGACAACTCCATCGCCTATCCTTCTTGCCTGCAGGCCGACATAGCCCGGAACATACCTTGTGGACAGGTGAGGGCTTACCTCTTTGGCTTCTTTCAACTCACTGTCTGAGTGCTCGGGAGTAATGCCGTACAGTCCTTCGAAAGATCTATCTGGAGGAGTGTTATATTTTTCGCTTATATACTTATCCCTGGTAGCATCAGTTATTGCGGCACCTTGGAAGCTATTAAATATACCATGCTGATCAGCTTCTGCTAGCTTAACAATTTTGTTATATAACTTTATTTTTCTTGTTCTTTTGCTAGGCATGATTCCTCTATGATAAAGATATTTTTGAAGTTGATATCATTGCGCCCGTCTCGCTTATATCGCCAGAGGACAAGGTTCTAGTAGCCGGTATACACCTTCCCTTGCTATCAAAGGCTACCTTGCTGACTGGCAAGCCGAGCTTAGGGCAGTAAAGCTGAACAGAGGTTGATATATTTATTAGATCCCCTCTGTCAAAAGCCGCCTTAATTAGGGCATCTCTGCTTGAGCTAGAAGAGGAATGCTTTAGGAGCTTTGAATAATGATCTAGTGCTGCAAGGTGCTGAGTTGAATCAAATCGAGACTGTATTGCAGACAGAGCATTCTCTGCGCGCTTGTAGTCAGACTCTGCAATACCAGACTCCATCTCTCCAATAAGCTGCGAGTAATTTAGTCGCCCCATACTCTCAATTTCCCTTGAAATTTTATTATGAAGGCCAGACTCCTCTGCAGTTCTAATCGCAGTCCTCAGGCCTGATCGGTTGAGCTTATAGGACTTTCCAGCAACCTTAAAGGCTGTCGGGATCATGGCAGAGCCATTTGGCATATCCACGTACACATCCGCACAAACTTGGCCACCGGGGGAAGGTATGCTGGCCTGGTAATGTAAGCCCTTATCATCTGATCCAGCTAGCTTTATTTGGGCATTTTTCAGACCTAAAGCCGAAAGCTCAGATGAAAGAATTGCAGTTGCTCTAGATACTTCGTTTGAAGAAAATGCCGATGCTGCAGCGATTAAGCTATTGTCTAAATCAGCATATCTGGCTAGCGCCTCGGGCACATCAGGAGTATCTACCCTGACATTACCTGCTGCGCGCTGACCTGCAAACTCATTTCTTGCAGCCCTCTTCTTGTGATTATTTTTATCCTTTATGAAAACATAAAGGTTCTCCTTATTAAGGCTGACAAGCTCATCATCCTGAATGAATGACTGTGGCAGGGAGGGAATACCGTTGGTGATCTGCACTGGAACAGGAACATTGACCTGGGTAAAGTCAGAGGTCTCAATTGATGCCGTGCATAAAACAAAGTGGTCATTTGCCTTTACCACAGAAACGTTACTAGGTGGGCAGCCGAGTGAAGTAAGCTGAACTTTTGCAAACTTTGCAGCCTTAGATAGAGTGGTATCAGAAAGGGCTGAAAAAGATGCTTTTTTATCTAGAGAGAAAACGCCTGAAAGCTCTCTGGATAACTCTGAGTCGCCATAAAGAGGCTTTAGTTCATTTTCGTAAGAGATTCTTGAGTCGAGGCTTGCTACCTTTTGGCGAACAGATTCCGCAGGACTATCAGTCATCATATCGCCAAGCACTTCTCTGAAAACGCTTTTTCCAGAAGAGAGGCCTGATATGCTGTTATATACCTCTGATATTTCTTTTGATGTGAAAAACTCCTGGGATGAGGCTCTTTTCTCAAAAATATCTCTTGCATAACCCAAGGTTACGTCGCCGGGATTATTCTTTTTGGCAAGCTCCACTCTCTGGCAGACGTATCCGGAGGGATACTTGTTTCCGCCGGTTAGCTTATCTAGCGCCCTCTGAGCTTCTCTTGCTAATTTTTTTATATCGTTCATTTTTTATAGTCCTTAATTAATTCTTTTTAAATAAGTCTGGAAATACTTGTTTGATGGCGCTTGCCTTAGCCTCTAATTGCGCGTCAACAACTTTATTTACAAAAAGAGGATCATTTTCCGCCATATCCAGCAGGGCGGTCTTAAAGGTAAAAACGTCATTTTTAGAAAATCCGTATTCATCAGAAGAAAACGAACAAATAGGAACTCCCTTATACGCTAGCGTAACAGAGTCAGAGCTATGGTTGCTCTGAGCCGACCATGCGCCAGCCTCTTTTACTTCATACTTTGGGTGTGAACTTCTAACCAAAAAGGTGGAGTCTCCCTCTTTTTCTACTTTCCATAAATCGTTGTACTGGTCGCCAAACACCTTGACCATATCGAAGGCTACCTTTTTTATCTTGACATCTTCAGTAAGCTCAATTCGATCTTTCCTAGTTGGATTTTGCTCTCGATCTTGAGAAAGTTTTAATAAAATATCGTCTAGCTCAGACATTAA